ACTTCTACATAGCAGTCGTGAGCAGGGAACTGAGGGAAGATATGATCGGCTAGACGCCTTTTGCCACCGATCCAAGGGACGATTGGATTTGCCATGTTTCTACGAACTCCCAACAATACTGTACGGATATACAGTATAAAGGGTATAGCATGGAAATTCGCATTGCACGGCAAAAGATAGTATCCAAGCTAACCAGCGCATCGAAGTAGCGCGCTACTTCGGCCAGGCCTGGACTGTCTTCGCGTGGCGCGCTGCGCATTCCGCGTACTGGCGCAGCAGCTCGACAGCCCATGCCTGCCATGCGTCGTAGTCGTCGGCGCCGGGCCGCTCGATCACCGGGCATGGCGCGGCCAGCGCGCTATCGAGGGATGCTTTTGTTGGCGGCTTCGATTGCGGCGTCGAGGTTGCGCACGCGGTCAGCATCAGGCACGCAACCAGCAGGCAGAGGTTTCGCATTGCGCAACTCCTTGGTAAGCGCCGACATGCGCGGCGCCAGGGTGGATTGAATGTTGACGAACTCGGTGGCCGCCTCGGTGATGCGCGTGGCGTCGGCCTGCAGCGTGGTCAGTGCCAGCTCGGACTGGCTGCGCATGGTTTCCGCGTGCGCTCGCTGCAGTTCGGCGATCTCGGCGTCGTGCCGCCAGCCGTTCGTGAACCAGCCGGCGGCGCAGGCCAGCGACATTGCCAGCAGCAGGCCCAGGCCGGCCGCCAGCGCGCGGTACTGGACCGGGATCATGACTGCCCCCAATCAGGCAACTCGACTGTCTGGCCAGCCAGCGCGTGCGTGCAGTCGCTGAGGAACTGAATGCGCCCGTCGGTCACGAAGCTGTGGCAGATGTGGTCGACCTGCTTTTGCTCGCACGGCGACCGACTCCACTGTGCCCAGTTGCCGGCGTTGACGGGCGGCTCCCACAGGGACGTGCTCACCAAGATCGAGGGCGAGAATATCGGACGCGCCGCGTCGCCGTTGAACGACCACACCGGGCCCGGGATATCGCTCGCACGTACCGTGATCGCATGATCCTCGTCGCAGCCCGGGCAATGGAACATCACAAGTTCTTCCAGCAGTCGCAATTTCATGGCAGCCCCTTCAAACACAGCTTGCGTTCGGCTTGGCGCCGGCGCGTGAGCCCGCGCACTTCCTTGCCGCCCATCTTGTTCCACAGCAGCAGCGCATTGCAGGCGCCGGCAATGTCGCCCGCGTTCGTGCGCCGCGCCATGCTCGAGCCACAGAAGCCGCTCACGCCGATGTTGTAGGCGACGTCGACGAAGGCTACCTTCTGGCCATCGGTCAGGCGTGCGAGCGGGATGCACATTGCGATGCCGGCGGCGTGCCGCTCCAGGTCGCGATCGAGCTGGGAGCGGCACTGCGCGGGCGTGTACGTCTTGCCCCAGGCCGCATTCTCGGTGGCACCAGTGCAGTACGTGAGCACGCCGCCCATGTCGCGGTAGGTGGAAAGCTTAGTGCCTTCGAACGCGGGCGTGAAGCTGAGCAGCGCCGTCGCAGCCACAGCGCCGACCAGCGCGACCAGGCCGCGCCGCTGGGTTGGCGCTCCCTTAACCATTGCCGGTCACCGACGGTTGCGCCACCACGCGCGCGAGCGCAGCGCCGAGGGAAGTCAGGCCGGCGGCCACCACCAAGATCGGCGTGGTTCCGCTGGCGTAAAGGTTCATGCCGGCCTCAATGGCCGAAGCGATGGCAGCCAACAGCGCGAATCGTACCGACCAGAGTCTTGGGAATTGCGCGCGTGCGTCGTCGATAAATTTCATGGTTTTTCCTGTATTGGCAAATGTGGTCTCGCTTCAGGAGCCTGAAGCTGCGCGAGGAACTGCGCCAGGCGCACTTCCCGTTCGTGGCACTCGAGCTCAGCCAGCCGGTCCTCGCGCGAGTTGCGTTGGTGCGTGTACCAGGCGTTCAGCAGGAAGGTCAGCAGCGCGGTGAGGATGCCGACGATGACGCCGACCTCCGTGAGGGTCAGGGAGGTGGCAACAGTTACTGCTGCGCCGGCGTAGCTGCCGACTTCCGGCGGGGTGGTCTTGCTGATGCTCATTGCTGCCTTTTGACGTGATGCCGGCAGACATGAGAGCCACCGGAAAACACCAGTGTCTCGACATCACCTCAACAGTTCTTTAAAGACTGAGAAAATCTAGAACATCGTGATGCTTTTGTGCCCGTCGAAATACTGAGCCCGTCACAATCCCGCTGCTGCGATGAACAGCTGGTCAGCCTGCTCCTCGCTCAAGCCCAAAATGCCAGCCATCATTCCCACGAAAGGAGACTGCCGTTCCCAGGTTGGGCGGTAGTCCCATGCGTTCTGGACGCGCCATTTCGCATCCGGGTCCTCGATCGCGTCGATGGCGGGTTGGACACTAGCGAACAGGCCAACGTTGTACAACGCCTCGCGGCCTTGGCCCGATGAAATCTGCTGGGGCACTGGTGGTTTGCCAGCCGCCGCGACGCGCGCCTCGATCTCGACCAGTTCGTCGGGGGTGGCATCGCGCACGACGCCGTCTACCATTACTTGAATTGTCATTATGAATTCCTGTGGCCGAAAACGCGGACGGTGCCACTAGCGAAGCTTGGATTTCCCAAAATCCGAAAGCCGGATTTGATACCAATAGTCTGGCAATAGCATTCGAAGGAAAAATTATATCCTTGAGTGCTATCGCCATAGATTCCCCTTGAGCTGATTGCGCACACCCGCGATGTGGAGTTAACGTTGCGCACTTCCAATGTATAAACACCGGAGCCGCCAACCCCAGAATTGATTACAAATCTAGTGCCGCCGGAATTTATAGCATTGCCAGACAGAGCATATGGATAGGTGGTTGCTGCATTCACCGCACCCCCTGCAGCTAATTGGATGGCAATATTTTCATTACCAGAAAACCCTTGCAGTTCTATCGTGTACTTGTCGTAATCTGCCGTGAAGACGTTCAGGAAGTCGATATTCGCTACTGCCGTCGTAACGGTGGCCGAGGCAAGCATCAAAACGCCATTTGCACCAGCTTGCCCGCGATCGCCGTTGCGCTGGAAGAAAAGCATCAGCGCATCACCCGCGGCAAACGGGTTCGGCGAGCTGCTATCGGTACACACGACGGTGAGGTTGCGGTAGCCAGATGGTGCCGCACGAGCGGTGACATCAAAAGTCAGCCACTTGCTCATGTCGCCCTGCTTCACCAAGCGGATCGACCCCTTGATGGTGCTGGTCGAGCCGTCCATGGTGTCGATCAACGTCGTGTAGTCCTGGCCGCCGGCGGTCAAGTCCAGGCGCATTACCGTAGCAGTGTTCTGCGTTGCGCTCGAAAGGCGCAACTTGCCCGGTCCAGGGTCGGTGTCGGCGGTCCCGGTGTCGAACATATACGGCAGTGCGTACGCACCGCCCGCAAGGGCCGCGTTAAATGCACCGAGGGATTCATTAACTTCCCGCCCCCACTTGGGGAAGTTTTGGAAAACATAGGCAACCAGGTTATCAAATACCTTTTGTTCCTGTGACCGATTCGGCATCTGCGATTGGTCAAGGAATGTAGTAATACCAGCCATTAAACGGCTCCTTCAATTGAAAAACTCATGAGTGATTGCCTCTGATATTGAATAACTGTTTTGAAGCTGCTATAACGGCCGGCCACGATCGGGCCGCCGTAAGGCCCAGCAAACCAGATTTGCATTCTCTGGCGCCGTTCAAAAAGCCGCCCCTGCAAATAATCGATCTGGTCGTTGTCAACCTTCACGTCGAACGACATACGTTTTGCGTACGGGCGGAATACAGTGCTACTGGTTCCATCAAAATTGAATGTCGTGCTCGAAAAGTCTTTGCCTTCCATGGCCAATCCGAGCAGGGTCGGGCCGAATTCATCGACCGGCCCTACTGCAGCCATCCCACACTTGGCCGTGCCGCCAGCCCTGCGGATGCAAATCGTGATCAGCGGGTTGGCATACACCGGCAGCTTCAACGTGCTGAAATAATCCTTGCGTCTGGTCGGCTTGAAAAACCAGTTGAAGAACGAACTGCCAGACGTGGACTCCACCAGCTCGTCAGTCTCGCTGTACACAAGCCCTTCGACCTGGTCGACTACGCTGATGCGCACTTCGTCGCCCAGCAGGTTGCCTAGGTAGACCGCTTGGCAAATCGTTTCCGGCGCCACAACCAGCAGGATCTCGTCTGCAAACTCAGTTTGCGTGTTGTTGTATTCATCAAGCATCTTGCGGCGATTCGTCACGCCGCGCGGTGTCCATGCCGTGGTATCGGTCAGCGCCTTACCGACGTTGTTGGCAATGAGCGACTGATAGACTTTCTGTGACGCCGACTCATGAACGAGCGCGTCTTTTGCGTAGGTGGCCGTCAGGCTGTGGGAGGGTTCGGCAATCGGGACGTTGCAATACACAACGCCTGCACCGGGTCCGATCACCTCACCTGCATCGAGCAGGACATAGGGTGCTCGGCTCAGGTCATTTGGGTCATAGGTGACGCGCAGCGTGTTCGGGGGCGCCATCTGCTGTACGCCATTGCGGTCGTAGTATGGGGCCGAGGTGGCTCGGGTGCAGGACACCACCAGCATGGTATATAACCAGGCGGCCCTAGATCGTTATCACTTCGTCCAGGCGACGTACGACCCTCCCCGCACTGTAGCTCAAAAACTATATCATTCA